TACTCTTGAACCTCGGACTCAGTTGCAATCTCTTCGCTTTCATGTTCGGCTACCTGTTGCTCTTGCGAGTCATCACCGCCCATTAAACCAAGCATCGCACCAGCGGCACTATCTACCGTTAGCGTACCATTACCCGAATCGGGTGTCATGTTTTCGCTCATCTTAAACCCCTACTGCCAAAAATCCGTTTGGCTCGGTGTGCTGATAAGTCAGCAATTCTTAAAATATCTTCCATCTCTTGCTATCAATCTGCTTGCTATCCGCTAAAGATTGAAAGTGGGATATGACCAAATCTATCTGTTTATGTAGTCGGTAATAATCTTCACGCACATTTACATCTGATTCGTTACTGTTAACAATTTGCTGTAAACAATTATCTTTAATCGCTTTCATTTCACCCATGAAAAACTCATCGCGCAGTAAATTGATTGACAATTGCGCCTTGTCCATTAATTGTTATTCCCACCGTTAAAATTTCCACCGATCAAATTTCCAGAATCAAAAATTGTACCCATGGAATTATCAACAGGAGGAGGAGGAGGAGGAGTTCCACGTTCAAAGTTTTGCAACGCAGATTGGAAGTCTGCGGGTATACGTGATGCCTCAGGTAAACCAAAGTTCATGGGTATTTGACCACCAAAAAATGGATTCATCACTGGTTGTTGCATCGGTTGACGTTGCATCTGGGCAATAGCATCGAACGGGTTGTATGCGCTTTGTTGCTGTCCAAATTGTTGCATCGGTTGCATTGATTGTTGCATCGGTTGCAAAGGTTGTTGCATAGGCTGTTGCATGCTTGATTGCAACGACGCCATTAATTGCGAATCTAATTGTTGATTTCCACTCACCCCGGTATCCTCACATCGCTGGTTATGTCAGCACCTAGTTTAATTTGTTTAAGAGCAATCTCAGCCTGTAATTCTTGCTGTCTAAATTGTAACTCAAGCGCGTACTTTTCACGTTGCATTTGTAACTCTGCTGCCAACTTCTCGCGCTGTATCTGAATATCAACCGTCGCCTTTTCGCGCTCTAACTGAATATCAGCCTGTGCTTTCATTTGCCTTGCTTCAATATCAGCAACCGCTTTTTGTTGTGCAATTTGCAATTGTGCTTGCGCCTGTTGCAGTAACGCTTGCATTGCTGGGTCTTGCTTAGGCTCTTGTGGCTGTGCTAACTGTGCGTCTACCTCTGGCGTCACCTCTTTAAAGAATTCTGCTGAGTCCGTGAACCCTGCTGCTTCTATAAATCTACCCAAAGTTGAACGGTACTGCCCAACTGAACAAAGTGGGTTGCTTGGCCCGTATTGTTGGATAATTGTTTCTTGCTTAGATAAAACCATCTGCAACATCGCCATCTGTTCTTGCCTGTTGCCTGTGCCAAGGCCAACGTTTATTGATAGATCATACTGGTTCGACCACAATCTTGGGTCAATAGGAACGTATTTCCCGCGTAACCGAATAATGGTTGGCTTGTCCTGATACTTACAAACTAGTTGTAAGATGCCAGCGAATAAACTCTTGACACCAGTCTCGGCAAATATACGAGCGATTAACTCTATCTTGCCACCCGCTGCTTGTGAGGCTGCTGCTACCGCTGCTGCGGTAACGTTTTGCAACACATCGGGATTTAACCCTTGCTGTGCCTCAGAAATACCTGTTCGCTTACTTTGCTGATTGTCTAAATACTCTAGCATCGGGAACGCTTGACCAGCAACCTGTGGAACAACAATTGGCACAATAGCGTTTGGATTCTTCATGCGAATCACACCGCCGGGCGTTACCGAAAGCATGTCGTCAAGATTAACTTGACCTTCTACCACACCCATTCGCCCGTTGTTGCTTAGATATAAGTTGTCTAACATTTGGCGCACAACTGTTGATTTGATTAGCTGAATGTCCATCGTGCGATCAGCCATAGACTCACCGAAAAACTTGTGCGGTACGGGTATTGGGCATAGTGAATGAAAAGGCACATAGTCCGTTTCGATATCACTTAGTATGTCTGAACCAGCATAAAATACTTGGCGCAATTCTGCTATGCCATCGTCATCAATATCGGCTTTTATATAACATTCGTATACTTCAATTTCTTGCATCGCTCTGTCAATACTTGCCTGCTGAAACGGTTGTTCACCGCGTGAATATCGAGCCAATCGTTCCGATGTAAAACTAAGTTCGTCAAAAGCCGATAGTCTCTCAACGACTTCAGGGTCAAAACCCATTGCTATTAAATCCGAACGTGGAAGCAATTTCCTGTGTGCAATAAATGGCGAATCTTCAATATTTCTTGCACGCTTACTTATAAGAAATTCCTCTGGAGGCACGTTTTCAATCTTAACTGAGCCTCGGCTTGTTTTTTTACTTACGACAATGTTGTGTGATCTAAACATCATAGGTTGACCCATTTCGTCAACTTGGCCCTCAATCTCTGTAGTGTCTTGCTCAACAACATCTAGCGAATCTTCTGACAATAAAAGCATCAGTTCATCGTCAGTCAAATTTTCATAGGTCTCTTTTGTAACGTCTACCTTTGTGTCCCAGTACGCTTTGATGACGCCAACTTTTTGCATCAAAGCATCTTTGAACCAGTCGTGCAGTATTGTGAATCCTGAATTCTGTGCATAGAACACCCAGTTTGCATATTCTGTTGCTTGTTTAGCGCCCTCTTCATCGCCTGGGCCTCTTGGTTCAAAGCGCACAATATCATCTGATTGTGTAAACACGCGCACTAAACTTGGCAATGCGCCATCAATTGACTCAGCAACCTCGCCCGTTACTACTTGTGACCGCCCTTCAACTTCATTACCATACGGCTGGCGCAGATAAAACTCAAGAGCCTTAGCTCGGTCTAGCGTCGTTTCGCTTTCAAGATACCCAATCGCGTTATCAATTTCTGAATCAATAATCGCTTTAAGTTTCATTTCAGATGACATTCTTTGTATCCTTTTGATTGATACGCTTGCGTTCTAACAGTTTAATCTTTTCCTCTAGCTTCTCTATTCTTTCTATTAAGCGGTCTAATATGGATTGATCTAGTTTATTGCCTTGCTGTTGTAACCACATTATACGACCCAACCTGTGTTAATTTTCAACGGTTTCGACCAAGAACTGACATCAAACACTCCTACTGCAAAATATCTAGCAGAATCAGCCCCGTGAGATGACCAGTCATGCAATGGCTTATCATAGAATATATTACGCTTCTCGTCATACTCGCGTCTGTAATTCCTAAGACATTCTACACCTTGCTGGACTTTTGGCATATTAAACCAACAGTTTGGCAATAGCCTACGCAATGCTTGTATACCATCGTCTATGCCAAGTCGTGGCGCAACGGTGCAAGATAACCCAGCCTCTTGTAACACTTCTAGCCTGCTTCGCCCTGTCCCTAACTCTCTTACTTGCACGTCATGTGGCAAGATGTGTTCAGCTTTATGCCAGCCTCGCTCTTTTAGTTCACGCACATACCAATCAAGCCCTACGCCGCAGTTCTCGATAAAGTCCATGAATCTGTATTCTTGCCCAGATACCTGAACAACCCAAATAGCGGTTGAATCACCCATGCCTAAGTCCCACGCAGTGTATGTTCTGCATAGGTCATCGCGCACGATTTCTTTCAACCTACCCTGCTGTTCTAGGTCATTCATGATCTTGCCATAGTAACTGCCCTCTATCGCTGCGTTAAATGAACATTCAAATTCTTGGTTGTACTTATCATCACCCATCTCACGCTTAGCCGCTTCTAGCTCTTCTGTATCTAGTATGCCTGTTTCACTTGCCTTGAACTCTAGTAAAGCCCATTCAGGTTCAACTTCAGCTCTATCACGCAGTTCTTTAAAGTGGTTAGCCCCTTTAGGTGTGCCGATAAATATAGCCTTACCTTTACGGTCGGCTAGAGCAGGTCTGACAATCTCGTTCCATATCTTTGGGTTCTGATCTGCTATCTCATCTAGGACTACAAGATCAAAATACTGTCCGCGCAATGAATCTGGGTTATCTGAGCCATACAACTGTATGCGCCTGTCCCAAAAGTCTACCCGTAGCTCGGCAATGTTAGCCACAGCACCAAGTGGTCGTGTGTAGTGTAGTAAGTAGTCCCAAGCCACTCGTTTAGCTTGACCGTAAGTGGGCGCAATGTATGCCATTCTCGGGCGTTCTAGCTCACAATTGATTGAAGCTTTAATTAACTCATTAATTGCGCTCACGGTTTTGCCCATACGCCGATGAGCGACTACTACTGTAAAACGGTGCTTGTCCGCAGCGTTATGCATCTCAACCTGAGGCGGTCGCGGTTGGTACGGAATAATTATCTCTCTTACTGCCCCCATTTGACTATTAACGGTTGCCCGTCAGCTCCAGTTATTTCGTTAACCTGTGTTTCCTTCCACCCAGCTTGCGTCTTTAAATAAAAGATGGCTGCTGATACATTACCTGCTTGCGCTTGTGAAATAAGGTTTTTAGCTACATTTCCAATAGCTTTTGCTCTACCTCTTTTATAAGCATCGTAAACTTCAGGTTGTCTTAGCTCAATTTCTCTAAGTGTGGTTTCGCCTATGCTGAAATAATCCGCCATCTGTGACTTGTTTAGCACTGCTGCAAGTGATTCCACTTGGTTGATTTGCTTTTCATCAAACACTACTAGTGGTCTACCGCCCCCTTCACCTTGCCTACCGTTCTTAGCCATTTGACACCTATGTAAAATTTATTATTTCCGTATCTTAACTTTATCACAAATATAAATGTAAATATTTTTATTAAATTGTAAATAGTGTGTTATATTGTTTACACAGTTAGCAGTTTAGCTAACAACAAAGAGGAAGCAAAATGAACACATACTTAATTACAGAGAAGCAAAATGTTGGCTCGACAAGAAATGGCAATCTTGTTGAAGCATCATCACTTTCACGTGCGAAGTCTATTGCGACTAAGTCGCAGTGCTTTCAATGGACTATCTTAACAATAGAACGTAACGACATTCTCGTTGCGTATAAGGAAAATGGTAAATGGAATGACATTAAAGAATATGTATAAAACTTAACATAATAGGAAAAAAAAATGATAAACAGTGACGGCATTAGCATTAGTGGTTGTAATTACATATACGCTCCAAAGGGTCAGGCGGGTGAGTATGCGACATTATCTACAAATATATATCGCGGTTGTGGTCATAAATGTGTGTATTGTTATGTCCCGCAAGTTATCCGTATGGACAGAAAAGAGTTTGATTCTGGAGCATTTCTAAGAGTAGGTTATGAGGCAGGTCTGTTACGTGATGCCAAAAAATACCAATTAGCAGGTATAACCGAGCAGGTTATGCTTAGTTTTACATCAGACCCATATCACTTAGGCGACACAGAACCGACAGCAAGAACCATTCGTGTGCTTAAAGATCATGACATGGGGTTTTGTACGCTGACAAAGGGAGGGACACGATCATTACGTGATCTAAACCTGTTTCGCAGTGACAGGGACGCATTCGCTACAACATTAACTTCTCTTGATGACGTGTTTTCTAAAAAGTGGGAGCGTGACGCAGCATTACCAGCAGATAGGATTAATGCGATTAAAAAATTTAAAGAAGCAGGAATATTTACGTGGGTTAGCATTGAACCAACAATTAACGTTGATGAAAGTATTAAAATTATTAAGGAAACGTATGCATTTGTAGATTTGTTTAAAATTGGTCGTATTAATTATCTACCAATGACACAAACAATAGATTGGAAAGACTACACACACAGAGTTATAGATTTGTGCGAAACATTAGGTATTGCTCATTACATAAAACAAGATTTGCAACAATATTTACCTGATGGTTATAAAAACCCTTTGCGAGTCACACAGCATCATGGGTCAGGGTTATAGACCAATACCTCATTGATGCTCCTGTCTTGCCTTTTGCAATGCGTATTGAACTGATACGCATTTTTAACCTTTTTGAAACCTCAATTGCTATTATATTAATAATATCGTCATGCATTTTGCTCGCTCGTTTAAGTACGTGGTTTTCAATACCTACAAGGTTACGAATTCCCTTGCACACTCTGCCTAATCTTAGATCAATACTTATACCGTCAGTAATGACAAACGCAACATCGCCAGATGGTCGAATTGTTTGCGTTAAGTAATCAAGTATTTCGTAAGGTGAACCATAAGAATCAATATCAAAAATATTAAAACGAGTTAGATCAACACGGCGGATTAACTTATCAGCATCACCGCACAACGTATTTCTACAGTCAAAAAATTTTACCTTGTCGATGCCCTGATAATTCATTGCTTTATGCCACACTGAATTATACATTTCACCAGTACCACAAAAAATATCTAAAACTGATTGTCTGTCTATTTGAGACATGACATACTCTCTTATGTCACACTTTGCTCTTATTTTTGCATTGTTTGTTTTTACACCATTAAATTTACTCATCAGCCCACACACTCGCACCTTCAATTCTCTTTAGTGCGTTTGACACTGCGTTGATGACTTCAATCCGATCATCTGGCTTAAATTTTACAATTAATTTATCAATAATTTCAGTATTAATAACATCATCTATTTTTATACCTTTTGACTCATCAAAAAGTTTTGATAGATACTCAATGTCAAAACCAATTAAATCTAGATTAAAACCTGATTCACCTATATCTGATAACTCAAAACGCAGCATATTTTCGTCCCAGCCACTATTCATAGCCAAACGGTTGTCAGCAAGAATATAGGCTTTCTTTTGCTTGTCGCTTAGGTGTGATAGCTCTATGCAGGGCACAGTATCAAGACTTAGCTTGCGTGCTGCCATCAATCTGCCATGCCCTGCAATGATTCCGTTTGTGCCGTCTATTAATATTGGGTTAGTAAACCCAAATTCTTTTATGCTTGCTGCGATTTGAGCTACTTGTGCGTCACTATGCGTTCGAGCATTGTTTGCATAAGGAATTAAGTCCGCAATGGGCTTATGTACTATTTCTTGCTTCATTTCGACTCCTAACGGGTCATCGAGTTAAGTTAATCTTAATTTTATTTGTTAATTATGCCACCAAATTCCATTATTACAGAATCGCCAAACACTTCATCAATATAAAAATTTTCTTTTTCATAAAACTTTACTAAATCGTCCATGCTAATTGTATTTGCGTCTGGGTAAGCTGCTAGTTTTATAGGTAAACCAGGATATTCTTTTTGCATTTCATGTAAATTTTCTCTTAATATTTTTCTACCGATTCCTTGTTTTCGCATATCATCAGGCACATACACTTTATCAATTAAAACGTAGGGATCTCCATATTCAATGTCACCCATTTCAGTTAAAATTTCGTCTTGATGTTTAAAATATGAAACGTATGGCTGATCATCTGCGTTTCTAATAGCTTTATTAGTTGCATTGCTTGGTACATCACGACCTAGCAAACCACTTTTCATTAATTCATCGTAGTTGATACCGTTTTCTTCTAGTATCTTAACCTCTTCAGGGTTAAACGTAACAAAGTTTGATGTGCCTTTGCCCGCACCGCGACTACTTTCATCTAAGTATCTAACACCTGTAACACCTTGCTCTGACAATAATCGTGACACATCTTCAGCGCCTTTGAGGTTGTCGCTTGTTGCTAAGTTGTTATACATTGCACTCATGCTCGCACGGTCTTTGTCTATATTCTTAAACCAGTCCGCATTATCAGAGTCAGCAATATTGACGTCTGAATACAATTTATTGAATGCTGATCGCACTTCAGGCGTTTGTTGGTTAAACGGTTTATCCCAATCGAGCATTTTTGAAATGTCTGCGTCTGGTATA